TCATACGCAATAGTCAGTGCAAGCTCAATCAACTTCATCTTGTCTTCGAATGCCTTGACAAGACTAACGTCGATTACGTTATACATGCAGAAGTGATTCCAGTCCTTTGTGTAGTGTTCCTTGAATGTACCATTGTATTCAAGTTTCTTACGCCCCAACTCATCATTAGCAACGTTATCCAACTTCCAAGACTCTCGACCACCATAGGTATACTTCTTCATTAGGTCAATGTAATCAAGCTGATTGACACCAATGATATCGTATACAAGTTGTTCGTCGTTATTGATCTTTACACGCCTATCCCTAACAAGGTTCCAGGGACTCAGCTTGTTTGCAAAGGAATCACCCAACACTCTGTTGATACGATTCACGAGATACGGAATGTCAAAGAACTGACTGTTCCAACCCGAAACAACATCGGGACACCTTGTTTGCCAATCAGTCACAAATAGCTTTAGCATGTGATATTCATCGATGCTAACGGACTTTCTGACTGTTTCTGCCTTGATGCCGTACTTCTCGAGCAGCACACCATCTACATCAAATTCACGTGATGTGTAGACAACATAACTATTCGAGATGTTGTCGTATACAGTAATGAGAAGAATCTCTTCGTTTGCCTTCTCGATATCCGGAAAGCCATCCTCGACCGCAGTCTCGATGTCGATGATATTGATAAGAGTGTGCTTGATGTTGAGTTTGATGGTACCCGGGAACTCTTCCGAGATGTATTGGGTAACCCAATTGGTCATTCCAAAGATTTCAAACCCATGAACATCTTTGTATTGCTCAATGAAGTCCCGACACTCTCGAATACTTCCGGGTCTGATCTCGTACAGAGGCTTGCCATATAGATCATGCCATTCTGTAGTTTGTTTTGCTGTTTTCTTTGCGTTGGAAAACAGAACGGGGTAAAAGTCATCTTTACGATTGAAGCGTGAGCCGTTCTCAAAGTAACCCCGACATAGAATCTTGTTGCCAATGTTAGCAACGTAGGTGTAAGTATCCATAATTCTCCTCTTTGCGAAGGTACAGGTGTGCCATATAGGCACACCCTTCCAACAAAACTATAGTGTATGATATGTAGCGTTGAATGTCAAACGCCATACCTTAGCATTAGAACGTCTAATGCGATATCATCAATGGGGTTGTGTTTTGAGATCTTGTCTCGATCAAAGTCGGGAATGTCGCAGTAACCCCTATTGTTGGTTGTGGACTTTAGACACCTAAGAGCAGTTCTCACATCGCAAAACGAATTGTAACTGGCGATGGGATCAACATTGAAAGTTTTGCACAACGATTCCATTACCATCTGGTCCAATGAACCTCGAGTCCAAACCAGATAGTCTTTGTTTCCGTTGTTTGTAATGAAAGAGCGAATAGTATCAAGCCCTTCTACTGCACTCACATCCTTTTTAGAAGGAAGGAAGCACATGCGCTTGATTTCATCTCCCTGTTTATCCCACCACTCCAATGTATCCCGGGATGCAGTCCTACCTGCTGCCTTTTGTTCCTTTGCAATGAACTTTACATAGAGGGTTCGATCAACAAGATCCTCATACGTAAAGTCTTCTGTTAGATTGAAGCCAACAATGGCAGCAGACAGTACGATAGCTGACGAGTCGATATCAGTTGTCTCAACATCGAGACAAAAATTATCGTACTTCATCAATAGCCCCGAAGATGCGGGTTCCACCTACCGTAACGAACCTTTTCAAGATCTCCCGGAAGACCAATGCTGGGTTTACCAAGAATCAAACTAGTGCCCATCTGCTTGAACGCTTCGTGACCGGGAGATGGTGTATTCATATTTGTATCGTCTACATATGATTCATCATACACACTCACTGTGATAGTGTCGGGTGTTTGTTCGTCTTCTTCATACCGCATTTTATGAATCAACTTATCGCCCATCCAATGTGATGATGACACCTCACCGTTTTCTGCTTTTGTGAGAAACTTCTCAAAATCTCGCATAGTAACCTCTTCGCCATCAACAATTACCTCACCAAGGTATTGTTGTCCGGACTCCTCGAAATAGTCATCATCATTTCCTGACTCTCGCATAGAGACCTCGTCAAGTGCATGTTCAAGGCATTTACCCTCAACAAAGTAAACATGCTTGTACTGAACCAATGTAGTAACTTTATACAAACCCATTTTATATCTCCTTAACGCCAAGTACGGTGGGACTCGGCAACCCATTCAAAACCATCATATTCTTCAATATCCCAAGATATACCTTCGGGAATTTCAACAATCCCTAGATTGGCTGACCAACTGTTAGCTGCTGTTCCAAGTTCCTCTACTACTTGAACCAAATCGGGATCATTACGAGGAATATCACTATCACAAATCAGATTATCATCACTCACGCTATCTGCATAGTATATAGAATATAGTCCCCTGTCTTCCGTAATCAACTTAAAGCCTTTCAGCTCAGCGTATCGTTGCATTGCCTTTTGGCTTAGACCGAACCCACCATGGCAAGCATTTATTACTACTTTCATTATTTACTACCTTTCAAAGGAAACCGTTTTAACTTTTACTCTACTTTATCCACGAAATTGCGAACCCACGCCAATCGTTGTTGTTCATCCATGCTTGTATAGTTTACTATATTAGCACGTATTGCGTCAACCAAAGGATAGTATTCTTCGTCTAAGTTCTTCTTGATATCGTTCTTCATGTCCACCAGCTTGTCAGTGCGAGGATTACGAGCCACCCACTTAGAAGTCAAGTAGTAAGGGCTCTTGATCTTTGCACTTGCATTGGATTGAGTGTAAAACACGAATCCTTCGTGACGGCATTTCTTGGTCATTTCTTGCAACTCACCAAGAGTGACCTGATATGACGCGACTGCGTGACAAGCCAAATCAGTAGATGCGTACTCGCGCCACACACCAGAACAACTCCAACCACGAACAACACTGTCCCAGCGATTTTCACGCCAGCCCAGGAAGTACATGCCCGGCTTTTCCACGACAATATGAGGATCGTTCGGATGAACACACTCAAACAGCAAAGTCATTCCTTCAGCATCATAAACCGCGAATCGCCAATCCTCCCAGCACTGATGCTTTAGCATCATTTCCTTCGCCATGGCAACATACTCGCTATCGGTAGACCCAGTGGTGGACACTAGAATATCACCATTATAACAAGTCATAGCCACCATGAAACCGTTCACCTTGCGATATGCGGTAACAAGAGTGTTCGCACCCAACACAGGGGCCTTAGATTCGATGCCATAGTTGTACACCTTGGTAAAAGGACGAGAAACTACGTTGAAATCGCTATCAACGATAGTTCCTCGACATTCTTCTAGGTACTCATTCCACAGGTTATCATAGAACACCTTCTTTGAATACTTGAGAACATACAGCCCAGGATAACCACCACACTCGCGCATGGTAACCAACTTGGGATTGCTCTCAACAAATTGCTTCAAATCTTCCTTGTTCATATTTTCATCACATAGTAGAAGTGCCATGCGTCTTAATTTCACCACGCAGTGCATCTTTTACCATAACGTCCATTAGCGTTACTACGCAACCAGTAGCGTCCATTCCAACATCACGAACACGATACCGCTCAAGACCAGTCGGCCTGCCATGAACGTGTCCGTGAAAGTGTACAGCGCCACGGTGACATTGATCCCACTCATGAATTGGGTAATGAAACATACTTACCCGAGTTCCGTTCCAATTGATAGTCAGGTAATCGTGAATGCTATGAAAGCATCCATTAAATTCTAGATTAGAAATCAACTTGGAGTCATGATTACCACGCACCAGAATTTTCATACCGTTCAGGCTACGCATAATGTTTGCCGCCTTGGCGGCATTACAGAAAGCAACGTCACCAAGAATGTATACGTAATCGTTGGGCTCAACAAACTCGTTCCACATTCGGATCATTTCTGAGTTCATGTGTTCAACATCCCGAAACTTGCGCGTAGCAGGATTGAACTTCAGGATGTTTCCGTGACCAAAATGCAGGTCACTTGTAATCCATGTCTTCATTTTAATCTCCGCCCTTCATCAAAAATTTGTTGCTAATTGCCTTGAACGTAGGACCACCGAAAACGTTGCACTTGAATACAAACCCTTCACGCTCGGCATTGCTCAACACACTCTTGCCTTCTGCCATTGTTAGAAGACCCGCAACACCATATTCGATTACCTCCTCAGTGGCGATAACAGGAACATGCTTAATGCCATGAGTTGCAACAAACACTCGACGCTCCAGGGGAGTCATGTAGTCACCACGATCAATGTCATAGATGTCGAACAAACGAAAGTCTTGACCCTTGATACCATACGGATTCTTTTGAATCCCTTCGCCAATCAGTTCGCCCTGCAGAGCCAGGTTACGACCAGTTTGACGAATCTTCTCAATCAATTGTTCACGAATAGCGACCATCCAGAAAGTGTTGGCTTCGTCGCGCTTCAGGTCCAGATTGCGAGAGCAAACACCTTCGTCATCATCACGCACGTACACAGTCATAGAGCTGCCGTCTAGCTTCTCAGTGACTTCCCAAGTGAACTGTGGGTCACTGTTCCAATGTTCCAGTTCCTTAGTCAGATTCTGAATGCGTTCCTGATCGGTCTTGGGAATGAACCCCGGGAAGTTACCGCGGACTTGACCCGCCAGTTGAGCCGGGATAGGTGCTTCCCACTTTTGAATACCAAAGAATTCGGTAACGTCGGTACCTTCTTCGACATCCATAGTAAACTCTTCGCCTGACCCAAGGGGATCAAACTTATGAACATACGTCCCGGACGGATCGTTATGTAGTGGAAGCAGCAGACCTTGACTGACCTGCCCACGCAACTTCACCGTACGAAGACGCTCACCCTTGACACCGTTGTATTCCTTGGGAAAGTGACCCGGCTTGGTCAAGAACGGTGCCAGTTCAGTTGGAACGAAACTGTCAATTTCCAAGTACACAGCAAGATCGCCCGCGCTGAACTCGCCGCGCTTCACAACCACAGTCCATCCACCGATTACGGCGCACTCAATAGCATCCGCACCCTCGATTGGGCGAATTTCATCAATCTTACGAATAGTAGCCAACTTACGCATTTACTTCTCCAAAATTATACATTAACTTCTTGAGCGGGATACGTAATCTTGCCGTCGTACTCGAGCTGGTCTCGCTCAAACGATGTCAGGTAGTCATCAGCAACCACCTTCCAGCCGATAACGTATTCCCGGAAGGCGTCATTATCGCACTCAATTTTGCCACGAACGCGGTCCACTATGATGTCAACCATGTCACACTCGTCGACATTCTTGACAACATAGTCGTTGCCACTCTTCGCCTTCCAGTACGCATCGGCACCGGTACCCAGAGTACCGTCTTCGCCCCAGGCGTAGTTTTCGTAAACTTGAGTGGAAATCAGCAACTTGGACATTTCGTGTACCTTTCTAACTTGTTACCAGTATAACGGATCCCGGAATAAATTTCAAGCCTTTTTACTCATCTTGGCGATGATTTGATCCGATTGCTTTTGAAAAGCAAACGCAGATTGCTTTTGTGCAGCACGGATCATGTCTTCGATCAAAACCTTCTGTGCTCGCTTGGGCAACAGAGGCAGGATGCTAACAAGAGTGCTCTGCAGGTAGCCTGCTTCAAAGGCGTGCGTACCGTAGTTCATCTTGGCTGCCTCGCTGAACGCACGAAGAACATCAGCAAGAGCATTTTGGTTATCTTGTTTCACTTGGGACATTTCACATTCCTTTCTAACTTGTTACCAGTATAGCACGCACACTATTAAATTTCAAGCCATGAAAAAGCCCGACTCTTTTGGTCGGGCTTTGTTTGTTACTCTACTATATTACTCAGTATCACCTATTTCATACTGTTCCTGAGTAACTAGAAAATCAACGAAACTAACTGCTTCTTCTTCAGTATTGAAAAACTTTATAAAAGTATTTTCAATATTAGTTGTCGAAGAACACAATAACATGATACTATCCATATCAGTTATTGAAAAACGGAGTAACCAATTACCCCTTCTTACTGTTTGAAATGTAGTAATTTTGATTACCTTACCAACTCTTCGACCTCTTAGCATATGTAATCCCTCTTTAGTAACTCAAATTATTTATGAGTTACTGTGGGTTTACGTTATACGATGCCACGAGACTGAAGTTCTCTCATTCTCTGCTCAAGATCGCGAATGTCAGTAGCGCTTGCTAGATAACTGTCCACGTAATTTTGAGCCTTGAAAGCCTTGGTTTCGATGATGCCGTCGATTACAGCAGAAAACATTCTCTTTAGTTTATCGATCATGATTCACTCTGCTAGTAGTTGAGCTTTGGACTTTGGCTTCTCGGCTTTGTCCTTTACTTCAATCCTTTTTGGCTTTTTATGTTCAGGGATGATGCGCTCAAGGAAGATGCGAAGCATGCCGTTGATCATCTCAGCATCTTGAACTTCAATCTGATCATCTAGTGCAAAAGCGCGAGTGAACGCACGATTAGCGATGCCCTTGAATACAAAATTGTCATCTGTTGAGTCTGTTAGACTACCCTTGACAATCAACTTGCCTTCAGCCAGTTCAATCTCAATGTCCTGCTTACCAAACCCAGCCACAGCAAGTTCAATGGCGTATGTGTTGTCACCAGTCTTCTTGATGTTGTATGGGGGATAATTGGGAATGTTCTTGGTAAGGTCATCATGCACCTTAGCAAGTTTGCTGAGTTGATCTTCAAAGCCAACGAAATACTTATCGAAGTCCTTGAAGCCTGGACCAAATACAGAAAGATGTGTCATAAGTTTCTCCTTTATGAAGCGAGTTAAAAATTTGCTGCCCGGATGGCACAGCGTTAATCCTGCTTACCGAATACAGGGGCACCATATCGTTGTGCCGGCATATACGTCCCTAAGGTAGAGGAACCGTAAAATTCTTTTACTATTTATTTCTTGATTCCAACGGTGTACTTGCTCGTTAGTTTCCAGCCGTTCTTTTCTTTATGTGAGATTACTCTAATGGACGACATGGGCGCCTTGAACGATATTAGCTGCACGTTGATAACCTTTACCAATCCCCACTCTTGTAGCAGACCGATAATAAGATTGCGACGCTCAACATCGGATACAGTAAGATCAGATTCGCGACCATCAAGGCAGAAAAGTTCCTTGAAGTGCATGATGTAATACTTGCCCTTCTTGTGCAGCAGATGACAGCTCTGTGTCAAAACTTGCTTGCCATCAAGATCGGGTCGCTTACTTGCGATGCCCATTCTGGTCAGTGTCTCGCGTACCTTCAGAAAGTCGTCGGGCTTGTCCAGCAACACCTCGACCATCTTCTCCGGAGACCATTCATACAATAAATCTACTGCTCTAGCTTGTTCAGGAAATACCATTATCTTCCACCTTTATACATCTTTTCTTTTATAAGTTGAAGCTGTTTGGTATTTAGTAAACGTGAAATTTCCTGTGCCCGTTGCCTGTTTACTTGATAGAACTCAATGAGCATGTCAATTGTTTCGTCTTTCTCTGCTTTAGCCCACTTACCAAAACGCTTCCCCTTCTTCACTGTATTTAGTAGAAACTTATATTGTAAGTCCTTGTCAAGGAACGAGCGCTGGTTCATCTCGTTAGCCCAATGAACCGTGTCGCTAAAGTAGGACAGTCCTCTGTTGACCATGAAGGGGTTGTACTCCTTTTCAATGAGCTCACTGTCCATCTCGGTCTTTAGATTGATACTGTTCAGCCAGTCAAAAGGTGACGTTTGCGCCATTGTTCTTCTCCTTGTATTTGTTTACCAGCAACCGACTTGCTTCGTTGAATGTCCATTCTACGTTTGCATCAATGTCAAGGAGCTTATGATGGAGATCATTGTACGAAGTAAACGAACAAAGAAACTGATGTGTATTTTTGTCGTAAGCAAACAGATTGTTTTGGTGTTCTTCTACATAGATTGCCCGCGTGGCGATCGGTGTACCATTGAGTGCTTTGTCATGCTCTTTGATCTTGCTGGCAATCATCGCTGCAGTTAACCAACTACCAATACAAAAGCCGAAGAAGAAAAAACAGAAGTGAATAACGTACTCCATCATTCCCACTCACAGTTAGC